GGGTGTGTCGTTGACCATAGCTGCGTTGAAGGCATCGAAGTCTTTCTTCTTACCCTCGACAAAGTGCCTACGGTGTTCGATGTCTGCTAGTGTGCCGTCGATGTCAAAGATGACTGTCGGTATGTTCTCTAGCTGGGGCAGGTTGGGGGTGCCCATGATGTTTGGGTCGAGTTGTAGTTCCATAAAATCTTTAAATTCCATTACTTTTGTTCTCCATCAAAGTTTATGTAGTAGTCGTCATCGGTCAGGATTTTGGTGTTGGCTGCACTAGTCGTGTAATCGAACGTGCAATCGAAGTACTCAGGAATTGGGCGTTTGGCACTAACATCTTCACGAGCTTGCTTCCAACGCTGCCATGCGGCATTGCTAAGTAGCTGCTGCTTTCTCCACACATACATAGAGACCTCGGCAGGGTCATTGGGTACGGTCATCTCGGTCATCTCGGTATCGAATTTATTAAAGCGCATTGTCACTCCCTATTTGGTTATTGCCTTGTTAAGGTCTTCGCTCATGCAGTCTAGTTGGTAGTCCACGATATGCTCCTTACCTGCGGATGAGCCGTATTGGGCAAGCTCTACCAACTTGAGCAACTGCGCCATCTGGTAGTTGTGCTTGCTTTGCAGTGACCGTATAGCCGCATTATGGTGTACGGCTATGTGCCTCCCACGTAACTCCAACGTGGCTATCTGCTGAAGTAACGCTTCGATCTCTGTCCAGACCGCTTTCCATTGGTCATCAGCCATTGGCCCTGACTCACGCATAATAAAATCCATAACTCGAACCATCTCTTTCATCCTGTTCATGTCTATCTTCCTATGTGTTGAATGTCTGATGCAGGGATCACTTGATATGCACCTTTGTTGTACGCGGGCGCTATCGTGTACTTAGTGTTGGATACACTAAGATCTTTAGCACGCACGAATGGTACGGGCGCAGCGAGTGCTCGCGATGGATACTTCTCACGATGAGCACTGCTTTGCTGTTGGCCTAGTGTAGGCTGCACTAAAAGCTCACGGAAAGGGCGAGCGGGTCGGCGCGGCTTACGGGCTGGTTTGTATCTTCTCAATAGTTTCTCCGACTACTTGTAAAATTTTTTAAGGGGCTTTACACCCAACTATTATAACATATTTAACAGGTAATGTCAAGTAAAGTGAAACAGTGGTATCTCAGTGTAGCTAATGATTTGTACTGTAATGTTCTGTAATGTTCCGTATTTGTTCTTGTACGTAGGGGCGCAAGTCATTGATAACACTGTAATGTTCTAATGTTATAAAAAAGGCGAGTTTTAGAGGGGTAAGAAAATAACTGAGGAGGAACTCCGCGTAACCCCTAAGAACGAATAGAATTTCAATATAGTCGTGTCCTATAGGAGGAACTATAGAACATTGTTAGATTATCTATATATATATATATATAAAAGTATTAGTAGTAAGTAGAAGTAAGTAGAAACCACCAGATGGCACGTTTGTAATGTTCTTTTTTTGTCGATAATTTGCGAACATTACAGGAACATTACAGGAACATTACAAGAACATTAGGTTTAGTGTAGCCAACACTAAAATCCCTGCGTGAAGCCACGCAACGCAACGCAACTCACTGGCTTCAATCCTGACAACATCTTAGCTACCTAGGTGTTACGCAACGCAACGCAACTCACTGGTATCGATCCGATACCAAAAAAAAGAAGATCGGAAAAATTAAGACAAAAAAAAGCGGACTCGAAGTCCGCTAAAGTTTTAGTGTAGGGCTACACTATTAATTGTGGGTTTCGATAACTCCTGTCGCTGTAATGCCAGCACCGGCAACAATTAGCAAAGGCCCAATAAAAGCCATCGTCGCATGCATGGGCTGCTCAATAAAATAGCAGAGGTGGGTAAGATACACTCCAGCGCTAAACAGTAATCCGCCAATTGTTAGGGCGGCGAGTAGGAATAAAGCTTGCTTGACGTAGTACATTTTAAGATCTCCAAATTGTGCGCCCGAGGGCGGCGCACGTTATTAGTAGGTTAGTAGGTTAGTCTTTGATCTCTTGGCGATTTACTGCCGCAGTGAGCACGGTACCAAAAGCATTTAGCGCTTGTCCCGCCTCAGTTACATCCAGACCGTCATGATGATACTTATCATTTTTCTCGTCACTAGGATCTAGCAGCCTATGCAGCTTGGCGTATATCTTGACCAGTTCACCGGTCACCGATTCTTTTGGTGGGTTTATTAACAGCGCTTCCCCTTCAGTTAGCTCTTTTTTTGCTTCAAGCTTTTTATTGATGAGATCCAGTGCCACATCATTCTCTGCGGTTTCCAAGCGCTTTTTAAGGTTCTCGAATTTGGTATTCCAAATGTGGCGCGTTTCGGAGTACATTTTCTTTTGCGAACTATTAAGGCGCGTTGCCGGTCTGCCATTGGTCGCAATATAAATATTAGCGATCGTCTCAGTAGTGGCACCTTCAATAGCTAGCGCCAGTAATGCGAGTCTCCAAGCTTTCATTGTCTTAATCAGATCCAGATTCTTAGACTCAAACTTAGATGACAGCCGTTCGGCGGTAATTATCATTTGGTCGTCTACTTTGCCGCCTCTCTTGATGATGGGGGCGTTATACTCTTGGACTGCTGCGAACAATTTGTTGCCAGCTTTAAGATCTGCTTTGCCCGCTTTTGTTGATGACTTCATGGCCGCCGCAATTGCCGCCGGTAATGCTGCTGGCGTAAATGCTGGTTCGTTGTGTTGCTTATCTACTTCGTTCATATCGTTTCTCTTTTGTTATTAAGTTAATGTGGTTAATGCCACCTAATGTACTTTAATGATTTCCAGTGACATTGCAAGTCTAGTGCAGACAACACTAAAAATTGACCCCCACCCACCACTTACAGCATTTAGGTTCCCTTTATTATCTAGTATTACTAATCTCCACGAATAAATTACAATTCCCCAAAATACGGTTATTTGTACTCCACACAGGAACACCCCCCACCCTAAAAATATAAGTACCTAGCAAAAAAAATTTTTTATGGTATATTCCGCAAATCGGCTATTCGCCAGCGACAGACTATATGACTCTACACTTAGAACCAGAGGTAGGCGTTCCCCTTTCTAACGATTCTGATGAGGATCTCCAAGCCCGTGTAGCAGCTGCAAGCAACACCGCAGAGGAATTGGCAAATCACGGAGTAGATTTAGAGCCAACTAGCGAAGATAAAGAGGCTGCGGCCAGATTAGCCGTCGCTTACGCTGATAATCCCGAAAAAACGTCTAAGAAAGCCTCGCTAAAGAACATAGCCAAGCTAACCCCTGCATCACTCTTGCTAACAAACAGTATTCTTCGAGAGTTTGGTAGCTCAGTAGTAGAAAGCGCGGTGCAAATTCGGCACTTGGTCACGAATAAGCTCTTAATAGAGTCTGAGAATGCAGATCCACGCATTCGCATACGTGCGTTAGAGCTATTAGGCAAGATTTCAGACGTAGGCTTATTCGCAGAGAAGTCAGAAGTCACAATAACGCACCAGTCCACTGATGATTTACGCGCAAACCTGCGCTCTAAGCTAGAAAAGTTAGTCACTGCCGAAGACGATATTGAAGAAGCGGTCATTATTGACAGCGAACCGCTAGATGTAGACGCTGAGTTAAGTCTTTTAGAAGACGACTACGATGATTGAGGCTGAATTTGACTTTTCTGAAGCCGAGATCCAGCAGATGTTGGATAACCTCGATAATTTTTCTACAGATGAGGTTGTAGAGATTAACAGGCTGGTCGATGAGCTAGCCACACGCAAGATTAACAAAGCAGCCTACGACGATCTTATAGAATTTTGTAAACGAATGATGCCTGACTTCATTGTAGGTAAGCACCACCGCATATTGGCGGACATGTTAATGGATATTGAGGCTGGGAATAAAGATCGTATCTGCGTAAACATCCCACCACGCCACGGCAAGTCACAACTCGTCTCTATATTCTTCCCAGCATGGTTCTTAGGGCGTAATCCTAATAAAAAAGTAATGATGGTGTCGCATACTACTGATTTAGCTGTAGATTTTGGGCGTAAAGTGCGAAATCTCATCTCTACAAGCGAATACCAAGAAATATTCCCTACTGTAAAGCTTGCAATCGACTCAAAGTCCGCTGGTAGGTGGAATACGAACTCTGGTGGTGAGTATTACGCTTGTGGTATTGGCTCTTCAATCGCAGGACGAGGCGCTGACTTGCTTTTGGTGGACGATCCGCACTCTGAACAAGATGTTATTAACGGTAATTTTGAAGTTTTTGCTAAAGCGTATGATTGGTTTACGTTTGGAGCACGTACTCGTCTAATGCCGGGGGGTCGTGTAGCTATTATACAGACTCGTTGGCACATGGACGACTTAACTGGGCGTGTGACCAAAGATATGGGTAATAACGAACGGGCAGATCAGTACGAACTCATTGAATTCCCAGCCATTTTAGAGATTTTGGATGAAGAAGCAAATGAGATTATAGAAAAACCGTTGTGGCCTGAGTTTTTTGACCTAGAAGCCCTGTTACGCACCAAAGCGTCTATGCCCACGTTTCAGTGGAACGCGCAGTACCAACAAGAACCTACCGCAGAAGAAGCAGCGCTTATTAAACGGGATTGGTGGAGGGTGTGGGAGCTAGAAGAGCCGCCTAAGTGTGAGTATATAATCATGTCGTTGGACGCAGCGGCTGAAACTCATAACCGCGCTGACTATACGGCGTTGACTACGTGGGGGGTGTTTCTTAATGAAGAAGAAGGTACGTACCACATCATCTTGCTAAACAGTATCAAGCAGCGCATGGAGTTTCCAGAGCTTAAAGATATGGCTATGGAGGAGTACGCTGAATGGGAGCCTGATTCGTTCATTGTAGAAAAGAAGTCATCAGGTACAGCATTGTATCAAGAAATGAGACGTATGGGCCTACCTGTGTCAGAATACACCCCTCACAGGGGGTCAGGTGACAAACTAGCGCGTTTAAACTCAGTAGCTGATATTGTAGCGAGCGGTATATGCTGGGTTCCTGACACGCGGTGGGCGGAAGAAGTAGTTGAAGAAATTGCAGGGTTTCCATTTGCGAGTCACGACGACTTAGTTGACTCTACGGTTATGGCGCTCATGCGCTTTAGGCAGGGTGGGTTCATACGACTACCTACAGACGAACCCGAAGAACAAAGGTTTTTTAAGCGGCGCGGGAACGGGTACTACTAGAGATATATTATGGCTATTGAGAAAGGATTATACGCTGCCCCACAGGGCATAGACGATGGGCTTATGGAAGAGGAAGACGGGGGACTCGAAATAGAGATCGTCAACCCAGACATGGTCACATTAGATGACGGCAGTGTGGAGATTACCTTAATCCCCGGCGGGGACGAGTCTGACTTCATAGAGTTTGACGATAACATAGCCGAAGCCCTCGAAGAATCTGACCTTAGCGAACTAGCAGATGAGCTTGTTGCGCTTATTGATGCAGATATACAAAGCCGTAAAGACTGGGCTGATACGTACGTTAAGGGTTTAGATGTTCTAGGCTTTCAATACGAAGAACGTAGTGAGCCGTGGGAAGGCGCGTGCGGCGTGTACTCTACAGTACTTGCTGAAGCTGCCATACGTTTCCAAGCTGAAACTATGTC